GGAAGTCTGGGTAATCGAGGCCAAGAAGAGGGCTGACGGGTTCAAGTTTCTTTACCAGCATTTAGAGGGTGCTGACATATTGGTTGTCGGTGCAGATAGAAAGAAGCCGCTGGCTGTTTTAGACTTGGGCGACTTTCTGGATTTGTTAGGGGGCAAGATATGAAAGAGATGTTGGGCAAAATTCATAACGAAAAATGCCAAGACACGATGGCGGCAATGCCTTATGGGTTCGTTGATTTAGTTGTTACTAGCCCACCTTATGATGATTTGCGAGAGTATTCTGGTTGCGGCTTTGATGATTTTGAGGGGGTGGCTCAAGGGCTTTTTAGAGTTGTCAAAGATGGTGGAGTTGTTGTTTGGGTTGTTGCAGACCAAACAAAGAATGGGAGCGAAAGCGGCACAAGTTTTAGACAAGCTCTTTACTTTAAGGAAATCGGGTTCAATCTTTTTGACACCATGATTTACCAGAAACCGCCAAGAGGGGCAGTCGGCAACAATAAGACTTACTGGCAATCTTTTGAGTATATGTTCGTATTAAGCAAGGGTAGGCCAAAGTGCATAAACCTAATTTGCGACAGAGAGAACAAGGATGCCAGAGCTGGAGATAACAGTACGAAACGCCTTGTCGATGGCTCAAAGAAAAAAGTTTCTCGCTCTGGTTATGGAAAATTCGGGCGCAGAACAAATGTTTGGCAATACCTTATAGGTAAAAATCATAGCACAAAAGATGAGGTTGCCTTCGGTCATCCAGCTATATTTCCTGAGAAGTTAGCGGCTGACCACATTATAAGCTGGTCTAATGAGGGTGATGTTGTATATGACCCGTTTAACGGCTCTGGAACTACCACAAAAATGGCTAAGGCTTTGAACAGGAAGTGGCTTGGAAGCGAGGTTCATCAAGAATATTGCCAAATAGCCAACCAAAGAATCGGTTTAATTTGAGGAAAAAAATATGAGGGATTGGCAATGTTTGAGGCTTTGATAGCAATTTGTATGGTCACGCAGTTTAATGTCGAGGGCGGTTCTATCTGCTTTCTGTTCCGCGATGACGATAAATTTAAAACGCACTTCGCCTGTATGCAGAATGGCGATGCGATTAAGAACAGAATGGTCAGAGAGCTGGTCAGGGAAAATGGCAACAAGGCGGCGATAATTGGTCAGGCGGCTTGTATGAAAAAGGATGAAGAGGCATGAAAACTGCGGCAGAGATGACGGTGGATGAGTTCACGGCGTGGCTGAAAATGAGACGGGCGCAGATGCTCAAGGTTGAGGATAGGCTACCGATTGGTCAGGACAGGCAACAGAGACTGCCAAAGATGACACCGCTGATGGCTATGCACACCAGACGGGCTATGCAGAGAAGGCGGAAAGATTGAAGTTCAACAGCGATTTCGCCTTTGATTTGAAGCTGGGTCAGGCCGAGGAAATCTGGCTGGCAGACTTGCTACAGGGCAAGACAGTCGAGGTGAAGCGCGATTTCATTGCCAGCAGAACGGGCAATGTATTTGTGGAGTTCCACAGCAGGGGGAAGGCATCAGGGCTTGCAACCACAAGGGCAGACTTCTGGGCTTTCATACTGGATGGGGAGAGAGTGATTATAGTGCCTACACAATTCTTGCAACAGGTGGCAAGGAATGCATATAAGCAAGGCCGCACTGTCAGGGGCGGTGATAACAATACCAGCGAGGGAGTGCTGGTTAGGGTAAGGGAGTTGGTGTCAAATGATTGACAAGAATTTGATGGGCAGGCTTGGTATGATGCTTTTTTTAGCCAAGGAGAAGCAAATGGAACTAGCATTTACTGACGAAGCCCAGAACGAACTGCTGGACAAGCTGATAGAGAAGCGTCTGGATTATTACGTTAATTACGGCATTTTTGATATTCTGACGCATGATGAAATGGAAGCCGATGAAGCTGACAGGATGAGAGACTGCCTTATCAAGGTTGGGCTTTTCTTCAGTTGGGTCAATGACGAGGAAAATGACAGTTGGCACTACTTTCTGAAAAGGGGTTAAAGATGGGTGCAAAGGCAGTTGGAATGGCGCTGGAAGTGCCAGTAGGTGACCCGTTAGCTAAGTTGATACTGATTGCTGTGGCTGACCATTGGAATCAGTCAACTGGCGATGCTTGGCCTTCTGTTGATAGGCTTGTTACATTGACCGAATCCAGCCGGAGTACAGTTCTCAGGAAGCTGAAACTTCTCGAGGACAAAGGGCTTATCCGCCGGACAAAGAGGTACAATAAGACCGACCTTTATCAGCTAACATTCTTGGTGGGTGTCACAGAGACACGTGTCACAGAGACACCTCTAGGGGTGTCAGAGAGACACACTAACCCTTATAGAACTCTTAAAGATATAAATATAAAAACAAGCAAAAAAGAAAAGACGCTGTTTTGTGAGTGGCAACCAACCGATGAGGAAAGGGAAAAGCTGGTCACTTACTGCAACAGCCACGGACATGAGCTGGATGACATTCTGGAAGATATGCGGCTGTGGGATGATGCTAATGGCAATCAAGCTAAATACGCCTGTCACAGCTCTGCGGTGATGAGATGGTGCAGGACTACCAGAAAGGGCAAGAAGGCCACTCAGAGGCGCTCAAATCGCCAGCAATCGGTATCCAAGCCGAAGGGGAAGGGTGAGCTGAGTGATAGACAGAAGCAGTATGCCGAGACAGTGGCGGAGAAGATGTGGAACGCCTACAAGGCGGAGGGGTTCTATTACAAGCAGATACTGCCGGACATTATTGCATTTATGCAGACTGACCAGACAGATGCTGACTGGCTGGCGCTGGGTAATGGTATGGATAATCCTATTGAGAGGGGCTGGATGTAGAAAGGGAGGCCGAAGCCTCCCTGTTCTGCTAGATTTCTTTTGTGTCCCGAAGGGCTTGCATTATTGCGTTAAACATTCGCATATCCGTTGGGCTTCCTTGACATTCCTGTATGTCGTGTAAGTAAGAACCCATTGGCAATCCTATTAGCCAGTGCAGTTGTTTTTCGGTAAGAACGATAATGTGTTTTTTCCCTGACATTGCTTCCTCCTAATCGCAAGTAAGTGAGTGGGTGATTCGGGCAGTCCATTTGCCCGTGTCGCTGTCCCAGCGAGTGCCGCTGGAGTGAGTGCCGTATCCAGCATAGGGGAACTCCTGAGAGATGCGGTTGATGAACAGCTCCAGTGGTTCGCGTTCATCTCCGGAGAGGCGGTACTCTTTATAGCCGCCGAGGGTTTTCTGTTCGATTTTCATGGTTAGCTCCTTTGTTTCCTGACAATGTGACGGGAGAGCGCTCGGCGTACCACTAATGCTTACACTGCGGTGAGCAACAGTCCTGAGGCGTTGGCTCTACCCGTCTATTATAGCTATAAGCTAACATAATAGAGTTAGTCAACAACTAATTTGCAAACCTTAACTTGTTTAGCTATATAGGAGATAGGAGGCTATATATGTCCAAGAAAAAGTTTACTGAGCCAGTGTTGACGGAATATCTGCGGCGGATTGCGATAGATGGACGCAGTGCGCGGTCTGTCGGCAAGGATAAGGATATGCCAAGCTATGAGGCGTTCTATCAGCTGAAGAACAGGCATCAGGATGTGCAGAGCCGTTACAATGAGGCGATAGAGGCAAGGGCTACTGCCATTGACGATAGGATAGACGAGGTGCTGGAAGGCGTCAGGAACGGCGAGATAGACTATCAGGCTGGCAGGCTGGAGATAGATACGCAGAAGTGGCGGATGGCGAAGTTCTTTCCGAGGCTGTACGGAGATAATCAGAAGCTGGAGGTGGAGCATAAGACCAGCTTCGTGGATGAGCTGAAGAGGGTTGCGGCTAGGGTAGAGCAGGCTAGGCTGGAGGGGGCTGAGGTTGTGGAGCATGACGATGGGGTGGTTGATGGGGGAGAAAAGACCTACACCGCCACACACGCGCACGAAGCTGAGATTGATAATCATTCGCAAGGGGAGAAATGATGGGATATACAACCATCGGTACGCACAACCATAGCGTTCTCAATAAAAACAATAGCTTACAGATAATCAGCCGACATAATCGCGTCCATAATACACATTATGCGACAAATGTTTACCATAGGTAGGTATTTTTGCCAGAATACCCCCCCTTTCGCAGGCGCGGGGGGCGGTGAGAAAAAGAACATACCCACTCTAACCAAACCCCACCCCCCCTTCAACTACACAGGCCATACCACCCATGCCCCCCGAAAATTTCACCACAGATTTGCTACACCGTATCCACTCCGACCCCGTTTTCTTTGTCGAGGCCATCCTCAGTGCCAAGCCTCAGCAGTGGCAGGCTGATGCCCTCCGCGCTGTTGCAAGCTATGACAGGGTATCCATCAAGTCCGGTCACGGCGTGGGCAAGACGGCCTTTCAGAGCTGGCTGGTTCTGTGGTGGTTGCTCAGTCATTACCCCTGCAAGGTTGCCATTACAGCTAACACAGCGCACCAGTTGAGCGATGTTCTCTGGACGGAGATAGACAAGTGGGCTAGGCGGTTGCCGGAGGGTTTCAAGAACCTGCTGGAGTTCAAGTCTGACAAGATATCCCTGAAAGGCGCATCTGATAGCTTTGCCGTTGCAAGAACCAGCCGGAAGGAAAACCCAGAGGCGCTACAGGGCTTTCACAGCGAGAATATGCTGTTTCTGGTGGAGGAGGCCTCTGGTGTGCCGGATGTCGTGTTTCAGGTGGCTGAGGGCGCTTTATCCACTGCCGGAGCTAAGACGGTTATGTGCGGAAACCCCACCCGCTCTGACGGCTTCTTTTACGAATCATTCCACGGTATGCGGCATTTATGGCATAACATCACGGTTTCTTGCCATGACGGCGAATATGTCTCCGAGGACTTTTTAGCAAATATGGCTGAGAAGTACGGAGAGGATAGCAATGTGTACCGTGTCAGGGTTCTGGGCGAGTTTCCCACCCAGTCTGATGACGTACTTGTGCCGCTGTATATTGTCGAAGAAGCCACCAAGAGGGAGGTAGTGCCAAGCCCGACCACGCCCGTTATCTGGGGGCTGGACGTGGCTAGGTTCGGCGGGGATAGGTCTGCGCTGGCAAAGCGGCAGGGGCAAACCCTTTTAGAGCCAATCAAGACATGGCAGAACAAAGACCTGATGGAGCTGGCGGGGATTGTCCTGACAGAGTATGAGGCTTGCAACTACCAGAGCAGGCCGCAGGCGATTTACATTGACGCTATTGGCCTTGGTGCAGGTTTGGCTGACAGGCTGAGGGAGCTAGACTTACCCGCCGTGGCTATATCGGTCAGCGAGACAGCCAGCCTGAAAGAGCGCTTTGGCAGGCTAAGGGACGAGCTGTTCTGGAACGCGAGGGAGTGGTTTGAGGGCAGGGACGTGAAGATACCGGAGGATGACACGCTGATTCAGGAGATTACGGCTATCCGGTACAAGTATCTCAGCACGGGCAAGCTGAAGGTGGAGAGCAAGGATGAGATGAAGCGCAGGGGACAGAGAAGCCCTGATGTGGCGGATGCGTTTGTGCTGACCTTTTCCGAGCAGGGTGCGAGTGCTATGGGCTACACAAAGAGATGGGGCGGAAACAGTAGCCTCCGCCCCAGCACTAGATGGATTGTTTGATTATTTGCGCTTTGCGACAACTTTGGCGCTTTCGATATAGCTTCTGGAATCTGCGCTGTTTCTGTATGACAGGAACTGTTCCAAGTATTCCTTTAGCTCTTTCTGGGTTGGTGCGCCTGCGATATCCTCGATTTCTAGCGTAATTTCAAATTTCATTTTATCCTCCTTTGGGGCGGCTTACGCCGCGCCCTGATATTTGTTGATGAACCGAGTTAGCTGGTTATATTCGCGGGTGTGGATTTTTAAGTCCTCGCCCTCTAAGTCATCATCCAGCCACTCCCGCGAGATGGATTGATGATGCTCGGCCTCTTTGACGATATAGGCATCTGTGAACTTCTCGTTCACTTCCTCCATTGTGCCGCTT